CGCTATCCCGACAACCAAGCAAAGCCACAACCTTTCAACCTTTATCAATATCATATATATCTATAATAATATATATACGCATATAAGTATAACTATATCAATAGGTTACATACCAACAGCAAAGTAAGCACTCAAGCAGGGTAAGCACATACAAGGGGTAGTACAAGGGCAGGGCAAGGGATACAACAGCTAGTAGGCAAGTCCTGTTCATAACCCTGTTAATAACTAATTAAATAGTTAATAAGTTGTTAATAACCTGTTAATAAGCTGTGGATAGAGTTGTTTCCCCCCTAGGGGGAGTGGGGTAGTTTTAGCTATCCATAAAAATTTACATGACCCATTTTTAACTTTGGATTATCGTAACTTGTTACATATCAAGGAGTTACAAGGATAGGATAAGAAACACCTTGACAAGTTGTAAAGATATGATATACTTATAGTTAGAAGGTTACACACAAGTTATGCACAAGATACTCATAGGGGGTATAAATGGCAGGAAGGTATAAAAGAGGTTGGACGGCGATTCATCAGCAAGTCTTCAAATTAAGGATGATTGATGGGTTAGCTCCTAGAGAGATATCAGAGAAGACTGGTATACCTATTCAAAGACTTAATGATATGATGAGGACTAAGTTGTTTCTAGAGCATGAAGATACTGCTATTGGGACCGCTGTAGAGAAAGCACGGACACTTCTTGAGAATAAGTTAATCAGGGCTGCCAATAAGATTGTTGAGATTATGGAACGGGGTAAGCCTGAAGAGAGATTAAGATATGATGCCGCTAAAGAGATTCTTTACCAGTGTGGTATGAAGCCTGTTGAAGTTATAGAAACAAGAGGACGGACTTATACACCAGAAGAGATTAAATCTTCATTAGGTGTAGTTAAAGAGATTAAGGAAATTGAGGAGAAGCTGTCTACACAAGGAAGTGGATTCCTAATTAAAAGAGACGATGCTGATGCCTCCTCATCTCTGCCCCCGTCACAGCTTACACAACCTGAAGAGATACCTTTAAGTTCTCCACAGGATGAAGAGAAACGTGGGTCTCCTATAGAAGAGGTATTAGTAAGTGTCTAATACAGAACTGTCTAAACAACAGGCTGCGTTGGATAGAAAACTTTGTCAACGTAGTCTTTACTATCTTTGTAAAGAGGTTCTTGGTTACAAGGATATGGTGCCACATGTGCATGGGCATCTTTGTTCTTTTACAACTGATAAACAATATGGAAGATTTAGGCAAGCAACAGTTCCACGTTCCTGGTTTAAAACATGGGTGTTAACAGTTGGGAAGGCTATCTGGTTAACGCTCCCTGATGAAGATGGATTGTTCAAGGACATCTATCCATACAAGGGTTGTAATGTCCGTATTCTTATTGCATCCAATGTTATTGATAATGCTGCTAAAATGGTATTTAAGATTAAACAGGAATGGATGCATAATGAGAGATTACAAACTGCATTTCCTGAGTTAGTGCCTGACTTTAATAAAACAAGGTGGTCAGACCACGTAGCTGAAGTGGTACGTACGATAAATGCAACCGAGGGTACTTACACAGCAGTTGGTGTAGGTGGTTCAGTAATCTCTCAGCATTTTGACCATATACTTGAGGACGATTTGGTGTATGCACGGAAAGATGATTTTACGGGTCAAGAGTTAATGCCTAGCCAGGAAGATATAGATAATGCTATTGGTTGGCATAAGTTATCTTTTTCGTTACTTGCTAATCCTAAAACTGGGTGTATTGATAATACTGGAACCAGGTGGGCACCTCAAGATATGATTAATTATATACGTAAGTTTGAGAAACAGTATGCATGTATGGAGTTAGCGTGTACTAAAGATGCTCAATGGCCTGTGGTGGATGATTCGCAGTGTATTTGGCCTGAGAGATACGATGTTAAGACACTTGAAACTATCTGTCATGCACAAGGAATGCGTATCTTTGAGACTCAGTACCTAAATCGTCCACGTGCAACAGAAGATATCGTATTTAAAAAAGAAGATGTAGTTATTCACAGTTCTTTAGAGGAATATCCTAGTAATTTAGAGTATTCAAGTATCGTAGATTTAGCTGGTTGGGGTGATTCTAAAGGTACAGCCCGCAATGTCGTATTAACGGGGGCAGTGGACGAGAAGAATCACGTATGGATTAGCCGTTTGGATGTCAGGAGGATGAATCCAACTGAAGTTATTGATGTTTTTAAGTCACATTCACGTACTTTTAAGTCAAGAATATGGATTGAAGAGATACAGTATCAACGTGCAATAAGACATTTCTCACGTCAAGAGATGGAAAGGACAGGAGAATCGTTTATTCAGGAGAGGTTACCTTATGATGGTAGAAAAGATGCGAAGAATTTAAGGATACGTGCTCTTGAACCCATTGTTAGTAATGGTTTTTTGCATATTTTATCAACTATGAGTACTTTACTTGAGGAATTAGAGTTTTATCCTCATTCAAAGACGGTTGATATATTGGATTGCTTGGGATATTTGATTAGAGTGGCAAAGAAACCTATATCTGCCCCCGTCAATACTTATGTTAATCCATTTTCAATGGGAGAGATTGAAAAGGAGTTAAAGAAACGTGGTAGTGGTATTACTAATCTTCCTTTTGATGTTCAACTTAGTCAGTGGAAACCAGAACATGGCCGGAATTGACATACAACCTAAATATTATGATTACGGAATACCTCAAACTAAACAATTTGAGGGGTTTAGGGATAAGGTATATACGGATACTACAGGTAATCCTACTATTGGGTATGGTTTTAATTTAAATGATAAGAATATGCGTTCTTTGGTTCCTTCAGATGTAATTTCTGGAAAAAGGACTCTTTCTCAGGAAGAAGCAGACCAAATATTCTTAGTTCGTTACAATCAAGCAGCTAAAGATGCATTTAGTTATCTTGGAGATGATATGTTAAAGTTAGACCCACAAAGACAAGCTATCATAGTTGATATGGCTTATAATATGGGTCCTAATAAGTTAGCAGAGTTTAAACAGTTGAAGAAGGCTATATCTACTGGAGATTATACAAGAGCTGCTAGTGAGATGAAAGATAGTCAGTGGTATAATCAGACTGGAAATAGAGCAAAGCACCACGTACTTAAATTTGGAGGATTGAAATGAGTAAATTTGACGCAGCAATACCATCCGCATATACAACGGCAGGTACATTAGCAGTTACGACAAAAGACGCATTATTACATGGTGTGTGCATTGTAGCAGGTGCTACTGCAACAGCAGGTTCTGTGGTAATAGCTAATAGTGCTGGTTCGGTAGTATTCGGTATCTCAGCAGTAACATCTGGTGGTATAGCTAATGATGGTCCATATCAACCAGTGGTATGTGCTGGTGGAATTAGTGCTACTTGTGCAGGAACAGCTTTTAATTACATAGTTTATTATTCATTACTACACGTATAAGGAGTAAAATATGGCTTGTGCTAATAAGAAAAACGCTGAGAGAATAAAGGCTTTGATTAAGACTAAGAAGAAAGGTAAATAGGCGATGCCTGTTGATAATGCAGTAGATAGTGATTTTAATGTATCATCTAGGATAGAAAGAGATTTATCCTGGTATAAAAATGCCGTGATGAACGGACTTCGCTTCCAACGTAAGTATGCAAGAAGTGATTGCTGGCAACAGTACAAGGCATATTATCGGCATGAGTATCCTCAAGGAACTTTACCAGTTAATCTAGTATTCTCTATTCTTCGGTCTATTGTTCCTCAAGTATATTTCCGTAATCCTTCTGTTATTATCACACCTACTAAACCTGGTTTGGAGTTTGAACTTCATGCGAGATTAGTAGAAGACTTAGACCGTTGGTTACTTATGGAAACAGGTGTAAAGTATCAGATAAAGAAAATGATTAATGATGCTTTTCTTTGTGGTATCTCAAGTGGTTTTGTTGGTTATGATTCGGAATATGGTTATTCCAAGATTAAAACTATTGGTCAAGATGGCCAAGCGTCAATGACTATGTTTAATAAACAGGGTGAGAAGATAGAGTATAATAACCTTGTTAATCCTGGTATGCCATGGTTCTTACGTGCTAGACCTGAAGATACAGTATACCCGTGGGGATGCGAGTCTGCTTACAATGCTGAGTGGGTAGCAATGAGGGTATTCCGTCCTCTTTCTGATATTAAGTCTGACCCAAAGTATAAGAATACTTCAGATTTAAAAGGTTCATTCACTCAAAAAAGGACGCAACCTGAAGGTGGGGTAC